ATTTAACTGCGGCAAAAGAAATCTTTAAAAATAAAATAAGAGAAGTAAGAACACCTTTGCTAGAAGCAGAAGATGTCGTTTGGATGAAAGCGGCAGAAGCTAATGATAGTGATGGAAAAGTTGCAAGTGTTGCTAAAAAGAAGAAGCTTAGAGACGCACCAGCGGCAGCTGCAATAACAAATGCAATAAATATTACTGCTCTAAAAGCAGCATGGGATAGTGATGTTTTAGGAACGAGTCCTTATAAATAGAATAAAAAGGATTTAAAATGGCAGTTCCAAATTCACGCGCAGCTCTTATTGATTATGCAAAGCGTAAGCTTGGTGAGCCGGTAATAGAGGTTAATGTAGACGAAGACCAAGTCGAAGATCGTGTCGACGAAGCGCTACAGTATTATCAAGAGTTTCATTCAGACGCCACAGTTAGAACTTATTTAAAACATCAGATAACTGCAACTGATGTCGCAAACGAGTATATCTCGCTTTCAAGTAACATATTATTTGTATCAAAGATGTTTCCTTTAACGAGTTCTTTTAATAACTCAAGAAACTTTTTTGATATTAAGTATCAAATGATGCTTAATGACATAGCAGACTTAATGAACTTTGCAGGAGATCTTGCTTATTTTGAACAAATGCAGCAATATCTTTCTCTCTTAGACATGAAATTAAATGGTCACCCGCAAGTTCAGTTTGCAAGAAGACAGAATCGTTTGTATATATTTGGTGACTTTGCTGATGGTGATATAAAAGAAGGCGATTTTATTGTTGCTGAAGTTTATTCAGTTATAGACCCTAACACACACACTTCTGTATTTAATGATATGTTTGTTAAAGAATATACGACAGCTTTAATTAAACAACAATGGGGTACTAACTTAATTAAGTTTGAAGGAATGCAATTACCAGGAGGAGTCGTTTTAAATGGAAGACAAATATATGATGACGCAACAGGAGAGATTGAAAGACTAAGAGAAAATTTAAGAATAGAGCAAGAACTTCCACCAGACTTTTTTGTAGGATGACATGGCAACAAATTTATATTTCAATCAAAAAGCACGTTCTGAACAGCTGCTTTATGAAGACATAGTAATAGAATCATTAAAGACTTACGGTCAAGATGTTTATTATTTACCAAGAGACCTAGTTAACGAAGACGGTATCCTTGGTGATGATCCTGTATCGAGTTTTAATTCATCTTACATATTAGAAATGTACATCGAAAACGTTGAAGGATTCGATGGAGAAGGAGACCTTTTTACAAGATTTGGCGTAGAGATACGTGATGAAGCAACTTTTGTAGTTGCAAGAAGAAGATGGCGTGATACAGTTGCAAGATATGATAACGAAATAACTGTCGACAGACCAAAGGAAGGTGACTTGATATATTTACCAATGTCACAATCTATGTTTCAGATCACACACGTAGAGCATGAACAACCTTTTTATCAGTTACAAAACTTACCCGTATTTAAATTAAGATGTCAATTGTTCGAATATGCAGGAGAAGATTTAGATACTGGCATAGATACAATTGATGATATTGAAGCAAGGTACGCATACAAATATATACTATCATTAGACAATACAAGAGACAGCGCACAAGCTTCTGCAACTTTAAGTTCTGGACAATTAGCTACAATATCAATAACTGACAGCGGTAATAATTACTTTAATGCACCTACTGTTTCTGTTGTAGATAGTACAGGTGTTGGTGCTGCTATAGCCGCGACAGTTGATAGTAACAACGGTAAAGTTATCGGTTTGACTATAACAAATCCTGGTTCAGGATATACAAATCCAACATTCTTATTTACAGAGCCTGCTCCTACAACATTTGTCGTAGGTGAAACTATAATTAGCCCGAGTGGTGATACTCTTATGAGAGCAGAAGTCTCAAAGTATTCTGATTCAGATGATAAGATTCATCTAATACATGCAGGTGCTGATGACGGTAAGTACCATACATTTGCTGCAGGAAAAAAAGTTGTAGGCTTAAAATCTGGCGCAGGTGGAGTTATAACATTGGTAGTAGAAGATAATCAATTATCAGAAAATGAACAAAATACAGACTTTTCTACAGGCACAGATTTTATAGACTTTTCTGAAACTAACCCGTTTGGAGATGTGAGTAATAACTAATGTTTGGCGGACACTTTTATCACGAAAAAACTAAGAAGGCGGTCGCCTTATTTGGTAGACTCTTTAATAACTTATACGTCATTCGTAAAAATTCAAATGGTGCAGTTATAAGTCAAGTTAAAGTTCCACTATCATATGCTCCAAAAAATAAATTTTTAGAAAGAATTAGAGAAAATCCAGATCTACAAGAAGATACAAAAGTAGCAATAAAACTACCAAGAATGTCTTTTGAAATTACTGCTATAACTTATGATGCTACAAGACAGTTAGCAAAGATCGGAAACTTTACAACAACAGCTTCAGATGGAAGCGTTACTAAAAGACAGAAGTTTTTTAATCCTGTTCCTTATAATATTAATTTTCAGTTAAATGCATACGCAAAGTCACAAGATGATGCTTTACAAATTGTTGAACAAATATTACCAACATTTAATCCACAGTATGCTCTAACTATAAAACCTTTTCAAACAGAATTTCCAGATTTTAAAGAAGATATACAGGTTATTATAAATGGCGTGAGCTTTTCAGATGACTTTGAAGGCGCCATGGAACAGAGAAGAACAATAATATACAGTATGGACTTTGAGATGAAGTTAAGTTATCATGGTCCTATTGCTGATAATTCTATTATACGTGATGCGCGTGCCAAAATTTTTGATATTAAAGCCGGATTAAATGATTCAGACATTGGTTTAGAAACGATTGTGGTAACTCCAAATCCAACTTCAGTGTTTGGTTCTGACGACAGTACGTTTGGTTTTAGTACTACAATATTAGATAGCGTAAGTTGATGGATAAAGATATAGAAAAATTTTTACCGCCAGAAGAAAAGAATGTAGATAATGACTATAAGTATTCTCGAGATACTTATTATGAATTAGTTGAGAAGGGTAAAGAAAGTTTAGAACTTATGATTGAAGTTGCTAGGGAAAGTGAACACCCTAGAGCATTTGAAGTTTTATCAGGTATGATTAAAAACATATCTGATGTTAATGATAGATTAATGGACTTAAACAAAAAGAAAAAAGACTTAGACAAAAAAGAAGAGATACAAAAGATAGCAAATACTACTAATAATCTTTTTGTTGGTTCAACTACAGAACTTCAAAAACTTTTGAAAAAAGATATTATTGATGTCACGCCAAAACCAGAATGAGAATTATCTCGGCAATCCAAACATAAAGAAAGACGGAATTGTTAACAACTTCACTGAAGAACAAGTGAAAGAGTATGCTTTATGTATGAAAGATCCTGTATATTTTATAGAAACATATGCAAAGATTATCTCGTTAGATGCTGGATTAGTACAATTTAAATTATACCCGTATCAGAAACAAATGTTTAAAAAGTTTCAAGAGAATAGATTTAACGTTGTTCTTGCATGCAGACAATCTGGTAAATCGGTTTCAGCTTGTGGTTATTTACTTTGGTCGGCAATATTCTCACCAGAAAAAACAGTTGCAGTACTAGCAAACAAAGGTGCAACTGCAAGAGAAATGCTTGCAAGAATTACAATTATGTTAGAGAATATTCCTTTCTTTTTACAGCCAGGTGTTAAGGCACTTAACAAATCTAATATAGATTTTAGTAACAATAGTAGAATAATTGCTGCAGCTACAACCGGTCAATCAATAAGAGGTTTGTCAGTTAACTTATTATATTTAGATGAGTTTGCTTTTGTCGAAAGAGCAGCAGAGTTTTACACATCAACTTATCCTGTTATATCTTCTGGTAGTGATACAAAGATTATAGTTACTTCGACTGCAAATGGAATAGGTAATACGTTTCATAAGATATGGGAAGGTGCGATACAAGGCGTAAACGAATACAGTCACTTTAGAGTTGATTGGAATGATGTACCAGGAAGAGATGAAAAATGGAAAGAAGAAACTATAAACAATACTTCACAGATACAATTTGATCAAGAGTTTGGTAATACATTTTTTGGCACAGGTAATACACTAGTAAACGCACAGACACTTTTAGATTTAAGAGCAAAACCGCCGGTTAAGATGAGAGAAGGCGGTGACTTGCTAATATACAAAGAACCTGTAAAAAACCATGATTATATTTTAGTTGCAGATGTTTCAAAGGGAAGAGGACAGGACTATTCTACATTTTCTTTAATCGATATTAACGTACGTCCTTTTGAGCAGGTAGTTGTGTATCGCAATAATACTATCTCTCCATTACTCTTCCCTAATATTATATATAAGTACGCGAATGTCTACAACAAGGCTTATTGCATTGTTGAGTCGAATGATCAAGGTTCTGTGGTTTGTAACGGTTTATATTATGATTTAGAATATGAAAATGTACACGTTGAGTCTGCAGTAAAAGCAAACGCAGTTGGCGTAGATATAAATAGAAAGTCAAAGAGACTTGGCTGTTCTGCTTTAAAAGACTTACTTGAAAACAATAAACTTAAAATCGTAGACGAACAAACCATATTGGAAATATCTACATTTGAAGCAAAAGGTCAAACATATCAGGCTTCTACGGGTAACCATGATGACTTAGTAATGAATCTTGTGATGTTTGGTTATTTTGTATCAACAGCTTACTTTAATAATCTAACTGACATTAATATAAAAGAAATGATTTTTAATCAAAAGTTAAAAGAAATCGAAGAAGATATTGTACCATTCGGTTTTATAGACGACGGCGAAGAACAGATTAAGAAGCTTGAAGTTACAGAAGAACACCCTTGGGCCATAGAGTATGATAAAAACCTGTAAAAGTATAAATAGTGGTAAGATTGAATATTCGTATTATGTTAACCGTA